TTATTTTGTGTCTGTACGGTTATCTAATGGGTTAAGCGTGACTGCGGCATCAAGGTGATTAGGGGCGAAATGCGCGTATCGCATAGTCATCATAATCGTGCTATGGCCGAGTATCTGTTGAAGCACCAGGATGTTGCCACCACGCATCATAAAATGGCTGGCAAAGGTATGACGTAGAACGTGTGTGCGCTGTCCCTTCGGTAGTTCAATTCCGGCTCTGTTTAAAGCTGCTTTAAACGACTCGTAAGCAGGGGAGAAAAGCGTACCACGCTTCTTAGGTAGGGTTTTTTGTAACTGGTCGGAAATTGGCACTGTACGATTCTTTTTGCTTTTGGTCTGGGTAAACGTCAGACGGCCCGGCAAAACCTGTGATTGCTTTAAAGTCTCCGCTTCGCTCCAGCGTGCGCCGGTCGCCAGGCAAATTCTCACGATTATGCCAAGATCTGTGTTGACTGACTGATCGCACGCCGCCAGCAGCCGGTCAATCTCTTCCTCATAAAGAAATGCCAGCTCCTGATCTCCTTCTTTGAACTGTCTAATCCCGGATAACGGGTTGTCGCCTTCCCATTCTCCCAGTCGCTTCATCTCCGAAAAAACTGCGTGAAGGTAAGACTGCTCGCGGTTTACTGTCGCCTCACTAAGTTTCTTCTTTCCCTTCTGATTCCATTCACCGCTCAAGCGTCTTTCCCGGTAGACAGCAAATGTGTTTTTATCGAAATGAATAGCAAGCGGATCCCCTAGGCGCTCGCAGATGGCTAGTAACTTCACTTTACGTTCTTCGCCAGATGTCAGTGTCTTGCCGTGCATTTCATACCAGCGCTCAATAAAAGTGGAGAGTCTTACCGCATTATCGTTAACCGCCTGGCCGTAAGCGTTATTCATGGTACGGCGCTCAAATGAGAGTGCCTCCCCTTTGGTGGCAAACTGTTTGCGTATGCGTTTCCCGTCACGACCATACGGAAAGCACTGGCATAGCCATTTACCTGACGGAAGCTTACGAACTGTCATCAATCGTCACCTATAAATATTATTTTTTTAAAAGCTCTCGGATCTCAGCAATTGAATAGTTTTCTTCAGGGATATATTCAAGTTGATGGCTTTTTACAAGATGCTGCCACTCTTCAGGAATGTACTCAAAAGCTGGTGCTGACATATCGTCCTCATCACCTTCTCTGACGACCGTTACTAAGAAAAAAACTTCTTCTTTATCTTCTTCCTCGTCATCCACTATATCAACATCAGTTACTACCAATCGCATTGTGGTATCTTTCTTTGATACATAAAGCCCTTCTTCAGGTATTGAAATTTTTGAATTCATAAAGCCATCCTTATGCAATTTAGCATTTAAAAAATAAGAGCACCTATTACAGCGCCTACGATGAAAATAAAGCCGATTTCTATGAGATAGGTACGGAGAAGATCTGTGATTTTTAAACGAGTAGTAAGCTGCGAAGTGGTTGAGCTGCCATTCTCCTGTGATTTCTGATCAAGCCAAGATAAAGCAAGCTGAAGTTGGGGACGAGTTAAATCGTTCAGCCTGCCTGTACCGAAGTTAATGTGGCAGTAACGAATGAGTTTTTGTCTGGTCTCGCTATTTTCGCTGTTTCTCAGCAGGAGGCTAACCAGTGCTTTGCTGGCATCCCTATCCTTCCACCGATCTAACATGGCCTGAAGGAAACTGACTGCTGCCTGATATTGATTTACGGTCATTTCACTGACGGTAGCTATACCAATCTCAGCATGGACTTTCTGCCAGACTACAAATGCCTCAATTTCACCAGCTTCAGCAATCTCAGTAACTAAGTTGTTTAGCTCTTTACGCTGAGCTTTAACGATAGGGCGCACATCTTGCTGTTCTGCCGGGATTGCAATGTTGATGGTATGGCTCCCATCAAACTGATCAATGCGGATTTTGTTCTCATTGAAATCACGTCCTGCGACACGGTTTTGCCCACCAGTAGAATTAACCGTCATAAAATTCATCCTTACTTCTTATTTTCGTTGAAATCCCTGCCTGCGACACGGTTTCCTTTGCCAGATACGCTGATTGAATTTGATGCAGAGTTACCGGCAGTTAGCGCAGCTAATGCGGCTGCTTTGATCGCTAAAGGGGCGGCTCTGAAATGGTTTAAAACTTCCAGTTCATCACGGCTAAGCATGACACCGCCACCTTCTTCTCCCGTGAGGATGTATTGGACATTAGCCCCATTCAAAGCGAAGGAACACAAAACATTACCGCCAGGGACGGCATTACCACGCTCATACTTTCCCCAAATCTCTCTTGAGATACCGCAAAGGTCGGCAATTGCGGCCTGATTAAAACCCAATCTCTTCCTTTCATTTTTCAATCTATTAGCACAATGAAAATCAAAGTTCATATAACACCATTGACAATGCGAACTTTGGTTCGCATAATGTTTCTCACGGATACTTAGCAGATCACAATATACCACTATGACACAACTACATCATGCACAGAGATCACGCACGCCTAGGAACGCTGCCACAGGCGGAACATTGCCGCTGCGCCTTACACCAGAAGAAAGGGCAACAATAGAAGCAATGGCTGAAGCCGATTGCCGTTCGGCATCAAATATGGTGCGCATAGTTTTTTTGCGTGGGCTTGAGGCAATGCAGCCCAATCAGTAAAGGAATTAATTATGAGCAAGAAGAAAACGACAAGGTTTTGCCTAGGACGCCCCGTAGTAATTGATGCTTCCACACTGGCCTTGGGGATTTATTCAACAGATGCAGGGCGCTTAGGGCAGGTTGTAATTTCTGTGAATGTTATCGCCGTGTATGCCGGGGCGGTAGAGGTAGCACCTGAGCTTATAGAAAAACTCAAAACATTATTATCGCCAGAAAGAAATACCAGCTTTAAGTTAGAAAGCTCGGATTGATTGCCCTGCATCAAGAGGTGAAAAATGTCAGGCGTAACTATCAATTTAAATGTTGCATCGCCTTATTTATCTTTAAAAGAGTATGCCAGAGTGACCGGAATACCCTTCGAGACCTGCCGGGATATGGTGAAAGATGGAAGAATCATCATTCGACCCAAAAAGCTTTCAGGTGAAAAAGTTGAAGTAAACATGGTTGCCATGCTTAAAGATGCGATTGCTAATAGCTGAAAGGAATACCAAATGAAAAAGCGATATTCACAGCATGGGTCACATGCCGCAAGTATTCCGGGATTGGTTCAGGTAAGCAAAAACGTTTATGTATATTCCGGATTCACTATCCGCAAATCACCGCGCAATGCTTTTAACAGAAGTAATTTGTATTTGATAAATAAGCGCGATGATAACGGTGGCATTGATAATTACTATGGCCGTGACTTTGCCTTAGCGGAAGCAATGCGAACCATTGAAAGGTTGAATGCTGGAAGAAGTTATGAAAATTGAAATGATTATCGGGCTTTCTCTCTTTGCTGTTCTTGCATTGTATTTAATTCAATTTTTAATCAGGCTGCGGAGTAAAAAAGTAAAGCAGCAAAGAGCTAAAGCGCTTGCTGAATATAAAACCCGCCGTGAAGAAGTTGAACTAAAAGCCCGTAGGCAACTGTAGCAGGTACACGATATGAACGATAACGCCCCATCACTTGCCAGCCTGTTAAAGCATGGTTGCCAGGTCACGCACTACCGCAATACACGCGGCTGGATTGAATGCCCGGACGGGCGTTTCTTCAAACCTGAGCCGAACAAGGTACGTTTTATTAAAGGTATGAGTAAGCCTTTTGTTTATACGAAGAAGATAAACAAAGGCTTATTTAGTGCCTTAGCAAGGCTATTCAAAAAGCTGCTTTAGTCATTAAGTAACAGATAAAACTTTTTCTACCTGTCGTCACTTTATTAAGTGATGGCGAATTTACTCACCAAAAATACGCGAGAAAGCAAACTCAAAATCACGGGGATAAAAATGAAAGCAGAGTACGAAGCCAGAATAAATAAGATACTTCATGCCTACCATCTGAGTAACCAGCATGGGACATCATCAGGCGGTTACTCCATTGCTATGTTGCGCCATAGCCTTCACCATTTTTGCGGCGTGGCAATATGCTCTGATGATGCAGATATTGAAACTATTGCCGAAATTAGGTCGTTTATTGCGCGAGTAAGTAAGGGGGATGTACCCCAGCATTATGATCACCCCGGCATTAATCAATTTTCGTCAACGGATGGAAATAAGACGCTGTGTATAAAAGAACCGCTAGTGGTAAGCATTGAACTGACCCCTGAAAACATTAACAGCCTCCGTAATGCTATCGGAGGCCAGAACACATAATTAAAACACCCAGACACCACCAGTGTGAGGATATTTCTCATAAGCGGTCTTATGAATCTTATTCGCCAGATCGCGAATAGTTTCCGAGACCCCATTGTTATTAGCTGGTCTGGCGTCTATGGATTCCAGGGCTTCAATGGCGGAACTCAGGAGTTCAATAATTTTTTCATCTTCCAACTTTTTATTTCCTTTTGTTGGTGGGTAGTTATGCCGCTCGCTTCTTGCTGGAAGGCGGCATAACGAAATTACCACAAAACCATGCGCCGGACATGGCTAAAACCCGGCACTTATCCGAGGCATTACTTGCGAGTGGTGCGCCTGATAAGTGGCAGTGATGGGGGATAGGTTAATGAGTATCGGACAAGAAAAACCAGTATCCGGGCGTCAAATGTTCCTTGAACAGCGTGCCCGTTTGCAGTCGAGCATTTCAGTTTCCCGTACCAATGACACGGCGAGCCGTTTCAACCGCTTGGGCGAGACTCAGAAAAAGGTGATCATCCTGCTGGCAAACGAAGCCGCGCAGCGGTTTAAAGATCTGCCGTCGCTGACTCATTCCCACCTCACTATGCCTTTTGAACAGTTCAGCTCCCAGGACAAGGTGAGCCTGATGTTGGGCATTAAGCGCCTTGCCGAGCTGGCTGCGGCGTTGCCGTGGGAGTTTCCCGATCATGCCGCGCCGCGCCTTGAAATTCAGGCGTTACGCGAATCACCACCACCCGCGCCGGATGGCGTAGTCAATTAACCACTGAATGATTAACCAGTAGTCAGGCGTATCATCGCGCCGGGCTTCCTGCACCCAGGAGAAAGCAAGATGAAGCACGTAATGATTGATATTGAAGCCATGGATAACAAGCCAACTGCGGCGATTGCGTCTATTGCTGCGGCTATCTTTGACCCTATGTCAGGTGAGGTTTCCGCCTCAATGTACCGCCGCATTGCTATTGAAAGCAGTGAGGCATTCGGCGGAACGCTGGGCGCTGAAACAATCAAATGGTGGTTTAAGCAGTCGGGAGAAGTACGAGCGGAAGTAATCAAAGAAGGAGCTTACTCCCTCCCTGTAGCTCTTAGTGAATTAAATATGTTTATCCTGGAATATTGTGATCTGGCGAGCGTGAAAGTCTGGGCGCGCGGTACTGATTACGATATGCCGATTATCTACAACGCACTGCGCGCTGTAGATTTAAAACCGGTCTGGAATTTCTGGAATGTCCGCGACGTTAGAACGGTTGAAGAGGTTGCGCTTACTGTCTGTGGATATGCCTCAAATCGGCTTGTCGATTCTGAAAAGCATAACGCTGCCGCTGATGTGTGGAATCAGATCGCCCAGCTCTCAGACAACCTAAAAAGCCTCGCGGCCAAAGGCGCTATGGGGGCGGCATTATGATCCGTTCCCTTCTCAAATGGCCCGGTGGCAAAAGCCGCGTGATGCCTGAATTACTGTCGCATTTACCAAAGGCTGGTTGCCTCGTTGAGCCTTTTGTTGGCGGCGCTTCCGTCTTCCTCAATACCGATTATCGTCGCTATATCCTTGCGGATATCAACCCCGATCTGATCCGCCTTTATCGTGAGGTAAAAAGCAATCCTGAGCTGGTGATTGATCTTGCCCGCCCGCTCTTTGCGAGCGGCAATTCCAAAGAGGAATACTTACAGAACCGCCGCATTTTCAACGGTACAAAAGGTTTGCTTGATGTGGCCCGCGCAGCCCTGTTTCTATACCTCAACCGCCACGGCTACAACGGCGTGGTGCGTTATAACCAGAGCGGCGGTTATAACGTGCCATTTGGTCAGCACAAAACCGCGCCTTACTTCCCGGAAGCGGAGATCCGCCAGTTTGCTGAGAAGGCCAACGACACCAAAGCTATTTTCCTGTGCAGCTCGTTTCAAAACACCCTCAAAGTGATGGTTGGGACGGATGAAGCCATTTACTGCGATCCGCCGTACCTGCCTGCCAGCGATACCGCCAATTTCACCCAATACCACACCGAGCCATTCACAGAGAAGCACCACCGCCAGTTAGCGGCGGAGTTGCTGGAAGTGAACCGAAAATATGACACGCCAGTTGTCATTTCCAACAGTGACACCGAAACCACCCGCGAGATTTACCACCGCTTCCGCCTGCATGAAATCGACGTACAGCGCTCTGTTAGCACTGACGCCAGCAACCGGCAGAAGGCCAAAGAAGTGATCGGCACTCTGGGCATCGTTGAGGGATGCCCGGCAGGAGGTTGCGAATGAACATGGAAAACACTCTCGATCTTCCCGTTTGGATGGCTATTGATTTAGCTCGCGCTCATGCTGACGCCACGGTTTATGCGGTAGTTGATCGAATCTTAGACCACTGGAAATTGCATGATTTTTGGGTTGTTGAATTTGAAGCTTTTGACGTCTACGAAGGCGTCTATGTACGTAATCAATTTACATTCGATACGGCTAAAGAAGCATACAAATTTAAGCCAGGGCGCGCCGTTACGTGGAGTTATGACACCGCCGATTGTGATGATGAGCTGCCATTCTGATGAGCACATCACTAAGCGGGCGCAGCGCCCCAACTCCGCCCCCTCCGTATCCGGGTAGCGCACCAGACGCCACCCGGTACGATTATGAATGGCAGAAGCCAAAAGCTGCCATTTGTGTTGATAAGACTCCCGTTGTTGATCTAGTCGAGCTGGGTCAAGAACAGGAGTTTTTGGCGTGGGTGAAAGTCACCCTTGCGCCGCTACCTCGCTTTATTCGCCTGCGTCTGGCTTCCCGCATTGACAGCATTCACACCATGAAGGGCAGACACATAGCCCGTCTGGCGCTGCGCGATATCATCCGCAGGGATCTGCCGCCTATCAACATGGTGAATGAGCAATACGCTATTGCGATGACCGATGAGGCTAAATCTCAGGCTGATACAGCATTCAAAGGGTTAAACCCGCTTTACCACACGTTTAACACTCTGCATGGATTGGTTGAGCGCTTTAACCACCTGCCGGACTTCACGCCGGAAGATGTTGAGCTACTGGCGCAGGATATCGCTATCTATATGCGGTCTGTGCTGAGTGAAGTTCACGAAACGGTAGAGACTCAGAGTGATCGGAAATATGCCGGATACCTTTACACCGAAGCGGCTATCCTCGCGCGGCTTTTCTTCCTGACACCTCCGAGCTGGTCAAAGTATTGCCGGGGAGCGCTGTTTATTGATGAGGCAACTACTGGCATTAGCAAGATGCTGGATGATCGCTATTGGCACCGTAACCTGAAAAAGTACGCCGCGCGCTGGCGTGAGCACCTGCACATTGCCTTTGGTGATGTAAAGCGAGGCGCTGCGCCATATTGCAGTAAGCACCACGTTGATGAATGGGATGCAAGACGCAAGCGCAGCCGTGCAATCATGGCCCGTCTTGAGCTGGAAGACCAGGACACCAAAGAGCGCATTTCACTTATTGAGCAGATCGATAAGAGCATATCTAACCCGGCATTGCGCCGCGTTGAACTTATGACCCGTATCGGCGGCTTTGAGAAAGTCGCCACTGAAAGCGGCTACGCGGGCCAGTTTTTTACCCTGACAGCGCCATCAAAATACCACGCATATACCGTATTCGGTCATCGTAATGCTAAATGGAATGGTGCCAGCCCAAGAGCCACGCAGCGTTATCTTAATCGGGTGTGGCAAAAGATTCGTGCTGAGCTGGCCCGCCGTGAAATTCCTGTCTTTGGCCTGCGGGTGGCTGAGTCTCACCACGATGGTACGCCGCACTGGCACGGCCTGCTGTTCTCTCTGCCGGAACATTCCGCCGAACTGCTGGAGGTGATGGAAGACTATGCCACCCGCGAGGATGCGGAAGAGTTGCAGGGCAAGCACGGCAATCAGCCGCGTTTTGATATGAAGCCGATCGATCAGGAAATCGGCAGCGCCACCGGCTACGTGGTGAAGTACATCAGTAAGAATATTGACGGCTACGCGCTCGACGGTGAAACCGACGACGAGAGCGGCAGGCCGCTGAAAGAAACATCAAAACACGCTACCGCCTGGGCATCGTGCTGGGGCATCCGTCAGTTTCAGTTTTTGGGCGGCGCGCCGGTATCTGTCTGGCGTGAGCTGCGCCGGTTCCGCAATCAGGAGCAGGCCGACAAGATAAACCCGCTATTTGCTGAGCTGCACCGTGCTGCGGATGCTGGCGACTGGCAGCAATACACTCAATTGCAGGGTGGGGCACTGGTTGCCCGCCGTGATCTGCCGTTGCGCATCTGGTACCAGCAGAAAGAAGAACCGAATGATTACGGCGAGTATCTGGATCTTATTAAAGGTCTGGTGATGCCCGCTGCTCACATCCCACCAATTGAAACCCGCCTGCATACCTACCGCATTGTGCGTAAGAAACCGGAGATTCAGGACGGCTCCGGGCAGGCCGTTGACTTTGATTTTGACCTTCGGGGCGCGTCCGCGCCCTCTAGGACTCGTGTCAATAACTGTACTGAGGTCAAAAAACGAACAAATTCACCGCCCGGATCACCGTCATTAATGACAGTGCCAGCTGGGCGGGAAGGGCCGGAACAGTTTGAGATCGGTCAGTTGACCCAGGAACAGCGTAAACAGGTACGTGAAAGCCTTCATAACCACAAACCGAAGCGGCAGAAATCGCCTGCTGATGAGTTTGAGGAGCTGGCGCGCAGCATTACCAGCGGCGACTGTTCCGAATATGACACCCAGCGGGCAGAAAGTTACCTCAAAGCAGCCCATGCGATCAGGCAGCAAGAGCAAGTTTTATCACCGGCAATTGCTGGTCTGGCTGGGCTGGTTCAGTCATGGGCGCAGGTTAAGAAGGTACAGATCAGTAAACCGCAGGCCATTCAACTGGCGCGCGGTAATGAAGTGACGGTACTCGATACCGTGTATCGCGCGCATCCGGTTACAGGTGAGTTGATTATCGCCGGTACAGATCAGCCGTGGCGTAAATCCATATCCAAACACAAGGTTGGTGAGCTGGTTGACCGATGGAAAGCAGCGGTTAAGTCAGCAGATAACGAGGGGTAAGAGAGGAAAAATGAAAACGATTCTGGATGTTATCGGCTTTTTGCTGGCGGTTTCGGCCTATGACTGGATGCGGACAAACGTACCAGCAAAGCGCCGGGCGGCATGGATTGCGGCAGCGGTGACTTTATTCGCCTGGATCTGTGTTCGGGCCGTTGGTGAGGCGCTATTTGAGGTACTGATCCAATGGGTTTGGTGACAATCGTTATGACCTGCGCAACTTGTTGCGCGGGGAGTAGCGATTCTGCGGGCGCGGGCGGCAAAGAGTCCGCTAGCGCCACTAAGTGGCGCTCATTGGGTACCGCACTGTCAGATTTGGCAATGTTGGCCATACACATCGAGCGCCGTCATTTTTAGCAGTGCTGCAGCTGCAACGCGAGGTTTTACGGATGAGTTATTTAGGGAGCAAAGGCGGTAGTGGCGTCTATCAAAAAATCATTGCCGAGATGCCGCCGCATGATACCTACATTGAAACGCACCTGGGCAGTGGCGCAGTAATGTTTCACAAGCCACTTGCAGCCAGGACGATTGGAATTGATGTCGATGAAAATGCTTTTAAATTAACGCGGGAGCGCTGGTCTGATATGGGGGAAACTCCGCCCCGGTTGCATCTTTATCACGGTGATGCTGTAGGTTTTCTGGAAAGAGAAGACTTTACTCAACATGGCCGCGTGCTGGTTTATTCCGATCCTCCCTATCTGCCAGAAACGCGCACCAGTCGCGCCCGCTATCGTCATGAATATACGGTTGCCGATCATGAGCACCTGTTAGCCTGCCTCATAAGCCTGCCGGAAAACGTCAACGTGATCCTGTCTGGCTATCCGTCGCGGCTCTATGACGAAACGTTAGCGGGCTGGCGCAGTAAGGAGTTTCAGGCCATGACACGCGGCGGCGTGCGAACAGAAAAAATCTGGATGAACTACCCGGAAGGGCGCGCGTATTCCCACGCGTTTGCCGGAAAAGACTACAACGATCGGCACCGTATTAAGCGTAAAGTTGAGCGCTGGCGCGCGAAATATGCCGCGCTTCCGCCTGCTGAAAGGCTGGCAATCATGGTGGCGCTCAATGAGGTTGACGCGGGCTAGTTTTGCCGCAAGGATAATTCGTTTCAGCGGGTGATTTTTTGCGCTATCATTCCGGCAGTGGTTCACGATTATTGGCAGGAAAGGCAATTATGAGCAGTAAAAAAAATAAAATATCATCTATGGCCGCAGCGCTGGCGGTGGCTCTTGCCCCTGTTCCTGCCAGTAGCATTGTGCATCATGACGTAGCAATCTCCCGGCACAGTACGTCTACGCTATCCCTCCAGGACGTAAAGGATTCTGTGGCATACCTTCCTATTGATGAGGCCACCAGTTATATGCTTAACCTGGCTGACAGGATGAAGACACACCGGGCAAACCTTCGCATCGAATGGGAAGAAAAGCAGATCCCTATTCTTCTGAAAAACCAGAAAAAAGAGACTCAGGAAGGGTTTGAAAGCCTTTTCCGTCATATTGCGGTATGTGCAAGTTTTGTCGAGGCTGCAAGGGTTGCGCTGAAAAGCGTACCTGAAAGTAACGCGGAACTGAGAAAAGAGATTGTCGCTTTTGCTCGTTCCGCTGCGACGCTTCGCTATACGATTGAAGATATTTTATCTTTCATTGAAAGCACGCATGTGCCGAAGAAAACTTCAGATGTTGATCTGGGTGTTACCGCCGATCAGGTTCATGCACTTATCCGCAGTGAACATAAAAAGCTGGGCCTTGAAGATCCAACGTTCCATTAAGGCAGGGCCATGATTAAAGTCTCTGTCCACAACGATATTGAACTCCCCGCAGTTGCTCGTAAATATGCAAATGCTTTGCAGTCATGGAAGAACGGTGGATCTCTACCCTCAGTTTTTGGCAATGAAGGGCAATGGGAAGATAGCGGGCGTCTCCGCGATTCTTTTGTTTTTAAGATCCATATCCGTTTACCTGATGAAAAGCCGTGGCCTGCAAAATTGCCTGCTGCTTCTCGTAAATCAAACAGTTATCTTGTTTACTCCCGCCATTTCTTATATCCAGATAAGTATCAGCTAATCAGCATTATGACACCCAATGCGCATGAGTTAGCCCGCACATCCTACATGGCAGAAATTGAGCGCAGAGCAGAAGAGTTCCAGTCTTCTTTTTGAGTTTTTCGACGACTACCCATCAATCCCTTACTAATTTGAAAAGCTGCCTTTAAAGGTGGCTTTTCTTTCTTCCTGGCCTTCTTTCCCTGTTGCACAATAGTGCACAAATTTGCACAATTTTTTTGAAGCTATTTACACACTTTCCGCCCTGTGGCGGCGCGGTCTGCCCCCGGATCGGGAAATGCACAAAAAACGAAGCAAATGTCGCGCGCAGGTGACGGGGGAACAGCCCACGCGACAGGGGTCAGGGAGGGGATGCCTTTAATTGCCATTCTTCGGCCTTTTCCGCCTTCTCAGCGCGCCTTCTCGCTTCCGGGTGTGTGCGGGGTCGATTGCCGTTTGCACCTGCCAGAATGGCGTTCATGCGCTCTGAGTGAGGGGTGTTAAAGGTCGTGCAAAGTGGTGCTCAGGTGGTGGCCGGTCATGCGAGGATTGAAAATTATTGAAGGAGAACCGCCGCATGATGTGCGGCGGGTAGGTCGGGTTACTCGTCTTTGAGCAGAGCGTAGGGATTAAAGCGGATCACTTCCTGACCGAGCCAGTCATTGACGCCTTTCATTGCTTCCATCACAGGCAACATTTCGTTGATGGCAAAGACGCGCGCCGCTTTCTCAACATCACCGAGCGATCCGTTGCCTTCCGGCATTGCGCCCATCAGTTGCGGCGGGATGCGGTGAGCGTCGCGCAGATCGTTGCGCGTTGCTGATTTGATGTTAAGAAACTCATCCTTTGCCGATATCTGGCTGAACGGCAACAGTTGCACGCCGTCTTTGCCGCCGCCAGGCGCATGGATCAGCACGTTTTTGAAGGAGCCTTTCCCTCTGGCCTGTGACAGAGTCTTTTGCACCACCTTTATGCTTTCCTGATCCACCTTCTCCGAACCGACATAGAGAATACATCCGGCATGGGAGCCGTTGTCGTAATACAGTTTGCGGAACTTATCGGCGGAATGTGACAGGCTGGCGGACAGCAGCGCCCCCATATATTCAGGCATACCGTAGATTTCCTGATGAATGTCCGGGTTCATGATGTGGCAGACCTCGCCCGCCTTAAACTCGTATTCATCTTTCCACTGCCGGATAAACCAGTAGGTATCAAGATCGCTTCCCCGTCGCGTGTTCAGCGCCGGAACATGCTTAAGTTTTAGCGGCTCTCCCAGGCGATTAGACCGACGCTCAAGATAGGCATTGCCGAAGACAAACCAGTCCAGCGCAAACGCAGAGAAGGCCTGACGTGAGAGTAACGGGTGAGGGATATAGCACCCGGTCAGCACATTACGCTTGAAGTAAAGCGCCGACTGATGCAGCGGGGACTGTGCGAACGCACGGGTTAACCCTTTCCAGTCTATTGGCGTCTCGTAGTACCGGCCATTATCGACGCAGCACATGCTGTCCAGCAGATCATAGCCGTCTGTTACTGAATATGGCCCGTCAAACGTGAAGGCGCTTAGCGCCGGATCGCTTCTGAGCGCGTCGGAAATATCAGGCTGTCCGGCACTGCCACTGCTGGCAGTGTGTTTGTTTTTGTAGGTGCGCTTCTTCATCAGAACTCCATAGCAAACCCGCCGCTGCCACTCTCCTGGCCCAACGGTTCGTTAATAATGGCGAGCATATTCGCCCAGGCTAAATCCCCGTGGCTGACGCCGCGCGAGCGGTCAGTGTCATAGGTGATGAATCCGCCCGGCGTCTTTACCTTGCGAACAGAGTTAAATGCGTTGATCAGCGCGCGCTCGCTGCGGTCATATTCCCACCGCCCGGCGCGGATCAGCTGTAGCATTTTCAGCACCAGGGCGCGCTTTGACGTCATTGACATGGTGTAGGGCATCGCCATCGGGAAAAACTTCTTCACTATCTGGTAAACGGCCTCACCGTTACCGCCCGTCACGTCGATGCCGACATGCTGCACGTTGTATTTGAAGGTGAAGTTTTCGATAACTTTCGCCTGCTCTTCAAACTCAAGGCCGCGCACCTGTTCCGTTTCCACCGTGCGGAATTTACCGCCCGGTACCAGTGGCGGAACCACAACGCAAATCGCGCCGCTGTCACCGTTGCCGCTGCTGCCGTTGGCGTCATAACCTATCCACACCGGGCGGTTACCCATCGGCCTGGACGCAAAAGGTTTCCAGTCCGGCCATTCGTCGTAACCATCTGCCCCGCAGCCAATCAGGGCGTTAAGGTTGAAGGCTGACTCGCCATCGTGCACGAACTCGCACATGTACAGGTTGCGGAATTCATCCTCGCTGTTTTCATCCTGAATTTCTTCAAGATCGGTATACTCCCAGCCGTGGTCTATCACATCCTTCAGGGTGACAATCTGACGCCAGGTTTTATCCGGGCATAACAGCCCGCTGTTCAGTGTTTTCCAGCCCACATCAAACGCTTTGCGCTGTGCCTTCGGGCGTTTCTCATTCCAGCGATCGCCCGTCCAGAACGGGTAAGCCTCATGGGTCTCGCCTGACGGCGTGGAAAAGTAGGTACGCGTCAGTCCCTTCAGCGTTGCCATCGCACCTGCAACCTTTCGCAGGTTAGTGAAGTTGCTGACCCAGAAGAATTCATCGAACTTCAGGTTGCCCGTATATGACTGCGCCGTTGCAGCGGACGTGCCGAGGAAATGCAGCTCTGCGCCGTTACTCAGTACGATTTTGTCACCGCCCTTAAGCTCAACGTCCACCTTTTCCGCCATCTTCTGAATGAATCCCCTGAACTGGTGCGCCTGACGGCGGGATGCAGACAGAAATATCTGGTTGCGCTGGTACGGGTATTTCACATCATCGCGCAGCGCATCAAGCAACGCCTCGCGGGCAAAGTACCAGGTTGCGCCAATCTGGCGTGATTTCAGTATCATGCGGTTTCGGTGGTGGCGTTGTTCATACCAGCCGCGTTGATGCCACGAAAGAGAATCAAGTATTTTCTCCCGCAGCGCGACGATCTGTTCTTCGGTGAAGTGGTTTTTCAGCTTACGCTTGCGCGGCTTTTTGCCCGTGCCAGCCCCTGCCGGTTGTCCGTCAGACAGCTTTTTCAGTTGCCGGGTCAGCAGATCAATCTCCTTGAAGTCTCCTCCGGTCTTGTCTTTCTTGTCCGTAAGCTGGATGAGGCGGGCATCCATAGACTGGCTGACACGCTGGACGGGCGGTGTTTCATCCCATTCATCGCGTTTCTTCCAGGCGTAAATTGTGTTCTGATTAATCCCCATCAGGCGCGCGATCTCCGCTGGCGGGTAGCCCTGCCAGTAAAGTTGTTTTGCCCTCTGACGTACAAAAGCGTCCTGTATCATCTGCCCTCCACCGTTTATGGAGTGAAGATTACCCCGCGCGCGATCCCGCTATCGCCCCCTTTATGGTCTGGCCTTCCTCCGACAACAAAACCTCGTTGAGACAGCAAGTTACGCTCTGCCATCATGGCCGTACAGAAACCACTCAACAGGATTATCGACATGGCTAGCGCAGCTAAACCAGCCCGTAAGAAATTCCGCGTTGCTGTCTCCGGTGCCACCGTTGACGGGCGTGAAATTCGCCCTGAGCACCTTCGTGATGCAGCAGCAAACTACAGCCCGGACGTGTACGGCGCACGCGTCAACGTGGAGCACTATCTTTCGCCGTTCCCTGGCAGTGATTTCGGCGCAATGGGTGATGTGACAGCACTGAGTGCTGAAGATATCAGCGAAGGCCCGCTCGCCGGACGTACCGCGCTTTACGCTGAGATCGAACCTTCTGAGCGCATGAAAAAACTGACGGAAGAAGGTAAGAAAATTTACTCCAGCATTGAGCTACACCCGCAGTTTGCGCTTAACGGCAAGGCTTATGTTATGGGGCTGGCGATGACTGATACCCCGGCGAGCCTCGGCACCGAGCGCCTGAAATTTGCCGCGCAGCAGCGTCAGCAGGTTATGTCCTTCAACAATCAGCAGGGTGAAGCCCCGCTGTTCACCGATGCCATTGAGGCAGAAATCATCGAACTGGCCGAGCAGCGCAGCGATGAAGGTAAGCAGTGGTTCGGGCGCGTCATGGGGATTATCGGCAAAGGTCGTAAATCTGACGGCGAGCAGTTCAGCCAGGTGCGCGACGCTGTGGAGAACGTCGCCCAATCCCATGCCGATCTGCTGGACAGCTTTAACGACCTGAGCCGCGCCCGCGAGCAGGACAGCCAGGCCATCCAGAAGCTGACCTCCGATCTTGCCGCGCTGACCAGCAAGCTGGGAAGCACAGACGCCAATTTCAGCCAGCGGGAACCCGCCAGCGGCGGTGCTAACGCGCAACTGGCTGATTACTGATATTCACAAAGAGAGCAGAGAACATGGATAACAATACCCGCCAGCTATTTGATCAGTACATCGCCCGGCAGGCACAGCTCAACGGCGTTTCCACCGCCGCTATTGCTGCAAAATTCGCTGTAGACCCGACGCGTCAGCAGCGCCTGGAACAGGCCGCACAGGAGAATGATTCCTTCCTGAGCAAAATTAACGTGTTTGGCGTCAACCAGCAGATCGGCCAGAAAGTCCTGATCGGCAGTAAAGGCCCGATGGCTGGCGTAAACAACAGCGTCACCAGCCGTCGCAACCCTGGCTCTAATCATTCAATGGAGCCGTTCGACTACATGTGTCGCAAGGTCAACTATGACTACGGCATCAGCTATGAACAGCTTGATGCGTGGGCGCATATGCCGGAGTTCCAGCCGCTGATCAGCAAGGCAATGGCCCGCCAGATGTCGCTTGACCGCATCATGATTGGCTTTAACGGCGTTAAGTACAGCGACCCGTCTGATCGTGCCGCTAACCCGCTGTTGCAGGACTGTGGTATTGGCTGGTTGGAAAAGATCCGCCAGGAAGCGCCGCACCGCGTCATTTCCAATGTGACGATCACCTCGCGCGATGAAGATAACAAGGTTGTCGCAAAAGGCACCTACGGCAACATTGGCGCTGCGGTGTACGACGCCAAGAACAGCCTGATGGATGAATGGCACAAGCGTAACCCGGATAACGTGGTGATTCTGGCGGGCGACCTGCTGACGAGCAGCAATTTCTCGGCCATTAACGCTTTAAGCCAGACCAACCCGAATACCGAAATGCTGGCCGGTCAGCTGATTGTCGCGCAGGAGCGCGTAGGCAATATGCCGACCTTTATCGCGCCTTACTTCCCGGTAAATGGCGTGCTGATCACGCCGTTCAAAAACCTGTCGGTTTACTACCAGCGTGGCGGTCTGCGCCGGACGATCAAGGAAGAGCCAGAATACAACCGTGTCGCAACGTATCAGTCGTCAAACGATGACTTCGTCATTGAAGACTACGGCAATGTTGCGTTCATTGACGGCATTCAGTTCGCCCAGACCGAACCGGCAGGCGAGTGACAGAAGCGGCGGGGCATTGCCCCGCCATGACGGGGAGAAGTGACGATGTTAACACCGGCACAACGACATTTTCAGAAGGTCATGGCAGAACGCCGGGGCCAGGCGGATGAAGAATCCGATATCCAGCGCACCGCGCATGAGCAAATTCTGCATCGCCTACGTATGGACTTGTCCCGCCTCAGCGGCGTGCAGTCCGAAGAAACCAAAGCCGAAATGAAAAAATCCATGCTGCCTGAATACGAGGGATGGATTGAAGGCACACTCGACGGCGACAGCGGGCGGCAGGATGAAGTCATTACCAGGCTGATGGTCTGGGCGATTGACTGTCGTGACTATGCGCTTGCGTTGAGGCTGGGGCGCTACGTGGTACGCCACGGGCTGACGCTGCCGGATAACTTCAACCGCACGGCAGCGACCTTCCTGACTGAAGAAATGAGCAAGCCACTGTTGACGCTCGCGGCTGCTGATGCCGACGCTGATTTGTCGTCCGGTATCGCAGTGCTTGACGAAGTGGCGGGAATTGTCGCCGACAGTGATATGCCGGATGTGGTGCGCGCCAAGTTGTGCAAGGCCCGTGCACTTGCCCGCCGTGGTGCGATTGATATCACGACCAAAGCGGAAGCGCTGGCGCTGTTCCGTGAAGCGCTGACGCGCAACCCCAACGCCGGGGTGAAAAAAGAGATTGCCACGCTTGCCCGTGAAGTTAAGAAGCTGTCTGCGGATGGCGGCACGGGTGAAGGCGATACGGCCAGCACCGACAAAACTGACGGTACTGCAGAGCCTGTTCCTGAAAAGACCACCTCCGCCAGCGCAGCAGGTAAAGCGACGGCGCGTAAAACCACGACTAAGACGGCAACAGGCAAAGCGACAAAACGCAAGCCTGCCAGCCAGAAAAAGAATTAACGACTTCGGCCCCGTCCGACAGGCGGCGCGGGTGGATATCTGCCCGTATACGGTCTTTTAACCACCCGCCCACCGCCTGATTTATGGGAGATAAGCGCATGAGCAGCCTTGTGGCAAATAAGCGCGTTTTGCCTGCCGACAGCGATACGCCCGATGTTGATGATGGTGATACCACCGTCAGCGCCGGGGACTTCTGGCCGGTGATTAAACTGGCCGATCTCCGTCTGGCCGCGCGTATCACTGGCGGTATCACTACGTCCAGGCTGATGCACGTCACCACGGAAGCGGTAGCCCATGTCACCGCGCAGTTGCTTGACTGGCGTGCCGGTCAGGTCAAAGCAGGTTTTCACACGCTGGAAGATGTGCCTTCAGTCCTGCCGTCAGGTGATACGGAAAAGCTGATGATCAACGGTGAAAACGTGAAGGTCTACCGCTTCCGGCGTGCGGTTTATTCGATTGCCAGGGCGCTGGTACTTGAAGGTTATCGCGATGTTGATACCACGGCGAAAGGCGGCAAAGACGCCGCCGCGCTTGACCTGCAACGGGATGATCTCTGGCGGGATGCCCGCTGGAGTATTGCCGACATTCGCGACACGCCGCGCCTCTATGCGGAGCTTTGCTGATGAAAGTGAAGGCATTGCAGGGGGATACAGTGGATTTGCTTTGCTGGCGTCACTACGGCACCACGCAGGGCGTGACCGAAAAAGTGTTATCTGCCAATCCCGGACTGAGCCAGCAGGTTTTTCTTGAAGCCGGTCAGGAGATTGAACTGCCGGAAATCGCGCGCAAAGCACAGCGGGAGTTGGTGCAGCTTTGGGATTGAGAGGTTGCCATGAGCGACGTACCTACGGGGATGCTGGAACAAACAATGAAATGGATTGCTACATATCTGCCGACGCTCTACGCGGCAGGTGCAGCGTTGAGCATATCGGCACTGATGAGTCTGTATGACGGCCAGTCAATGCTGAAAACCGCCACCGGTTCACTGGTCTGCGGGATTGTCACGCTGGCGGTTGCCGGATCGCTTGAATATCTGGGCCTGCCATCCAATGCCGTCACCTTCGTGGGCGCGTCAATCGGATTTATGGGGGCTGACAAAGTACGCAACAAAGTGACTGGCTTTATTGAAACCCGTATCGGAGGGGCGAAAAGTGGAAATGAGTAAAAACGGACTGGCCCTGCTCAAAAGCTTTGAGGGCTGCGAGCTTACCGCCTATCAGGATGCAGTAGGTGTCTGGACTATCGGCTATGGCTGGACTCAACCCGTTAACGGTGTGCCGATCGGTAAGGGAATGACCATCACACAGGCAACCGCCGACAGCCTGCTGAGCAGCGGCGTGGTGCGGTATGAAAAAGGCGTGACAGGCCTGGTGAAGGTCGCCGTTAATCAAAACCAGTTTGATGCTCTCGTTGATTTTGCCTACAACCTTGGCGTTAACGCTCTGGCGGGGTCAACACTGCTGAAAAAGCTGAATTCCGGGGATTTCGCGGGCGCAGCGGATGAGTTTCCGAAGTGGAACAAGGCGGGTGGCAGGGTTCTCAACGGTCTGGTGAAGCGCCGTGCCGCTGAGCGGTCACTCTTCCTGTCATGAGCTGGTTACTGTCCCGCTGGAAACCTGTGCTGATTGTGGTGCTCTGTGGTCTGGCTGTCTGGTGGTTCAGTCATCAACGTTATACAGCCGGGTATGGTGACGCCAGCGCAGAGTGGGCGCTGAAATGGAAACAGCGCAATGCTGACGATGCTACAGCACTGGCTAAGCGGCAGGCAGAGGCCAGGGAAGAAGAACAACGCCGACAGGGTGAAATTGATGAGATCAGAAAACAAGCCAGCCAGCAGCTTGCTGGCGTCAAGGCTGATGCCGATCGTGCCCGTGCTGCTTATCGTGGGCTGCACGGCAGGGCCGATAAACTCGCCAGGCAACTGGCAGAACGTGAACGCGCCTGCGGTGCCTGTACTCCCGGCAGAAGCGAGACAGAAGCCAGCGGAGCCGTATTGCTCGCCGACCTGTTCCGCCGCGCTGACGAGCGAGCGGGAGATCTGGCAAGAGAGGCTGATGAGGCAAGAGCCAGAGGGCTGGCCTGTGAAGCCGCATACGGTTCAATAGCGACTCCGCCTAAGAGGTAGCGCCATGTTAAAAGCTGATTCACTACGCGAGACCCTGACCAGCGCTAACAAATGGTGCAGGGCCAACCCTGAAGCCTTCACCGTTTTTGTGGAAGAAGGGAATATCGAGACGACCGGCGAAACACCATCGTTTATGTACCGCTATACCCTGGTACTGTTTGTGATGAATTTTGCCGGTGATATTGATGATTTCACGTTGCCGTTAATGGCATGGCTCTGGCACAACCAGCCCGATCTGCTGCTGAACCCGGAGAAGAACCGGGACATTAAATTTACGACCCTTATCAACAACGACGACACCGCCGACATTCTTTTTGAAATGCCGCTGCGCGAGCGCGTGAAGGTCACTCTGGATGCCAACGGCATTCCCCGCGCGGAGCATTTGCCGGAACCGAAACCGCGTATTCCTTCAGCGGCCGGCGACTGGAGCGCCATCTTTGAAGATGTAACGTGGGAGGCTGACGCCCATGAGTAACGATCTCTTCCGTGAGCTGGATCAGGTATTCAGCGACATACTCGCGGGCACTTCTCAGGCCGGACGTGTTCGCACCGCCCGCGCGGTTGGCCAGGCACTGCGAAAGAGCCAGCAACAGCGCATCAAAGCGCAGCAAAACTCTGAAGGTTCGCCATATCCTGCCCGCCGTCGCCGGGTGCTGCGTTCTCAGCAGGGAATTGTGTTTGTCTGGCAGGGTGAAATCCGCCGCCTGAAAAACTGGCACGGTGGCCGGGGAAAATACGGACGAACCATTACCGGCTTTGATGAAGAGCGCAACGATATTCGCACCTTTTACCGCAGCGACATTGAGCGTTACATCGAGATCAATACGCGCTCAGTGCGCCGCAGCACTGCGAAAAAGGTGCCGATGTTTCAGCGGTTGCGCAGTTATCGCTTTCTCAAAATGCGCGCTGATGCAGGCGGAACATCCGTGGGTTATGACGGCGTGGCGGCACGCATTGCGCGCGTGCACCAGTACGGCCAGCGTGATCAGGTCGGGCCGGGTGCCTTTGCTAAATATCCGGTGCGTGAGCTGCTGGGCTTCACCGCTGGCGATGAGCAGATGATTACGGAACAGGTGGTTAACAGCCTGGGGAGTGCAGCACGATGAGCGCTGAACTGATCCGCCTGCTGGAAAATATCCTCCGCGTCGGCGTTGTTATTGCCGTTGATGAAGAGAGCTGGCGCGTGCGCGTGCAAAGTGGCGAACTTCAGACCGACTGGCTGCGATGGAACACCACGCGCGCCGGGGCATTCAGTATCTGGGTGCCACCTTCCGTGGGTGAGCAGGTCTGGCTGGGCTGTATCGGTGGCAATCCTGAAACGGCGGTCATTATCGGCAGTCTCTACAGCAGCGACCACCCTGCGCCGGGCAGCAACCTGAAAGAGATTGTGCTGACTGCGCCAGACGGTGCCTCTTTCCGCTATGACGCAGAAGCCAGCGCGCTGGAAGCACAGGGCATGAAAACCGCGCATATCAAAGCCTCCGCCAGCGTCACGCTTGAAACGCCGGTCGTAGAATGCACCGAACATCTGAAAGCGCGGACGTTCGAACTGACGGAAGGCGGCACGATGAAGGGAAATGTCACCCATTCTGGCGGATCGCTTTCATCTAACGGGGTAACGGTTCATTCGCACGTGCATGGTGGTGTGCAGGGTGGCAGCAGCAACACCGGGGGGCCGAAATGACAGTCCGCTATACCGGTATGAACCCGGACGGCACGGGCCAGCTTACAGACACCGATCAGCTGTGGAATTCAGTACGCGACATACTGACCACTCCGCTGGCAAGCCGGGTGATGCGCCGGGATTATGGCAGCATGATCCCCGATCTGTTGGATGAACCACAGAACGAAGTGACGCGCCTGCAATGTATGAGTGCGGCAGTGATCGCCCTGACGATGTGGGAGCCGCGTATTGCCCTGAACGGCATCAATATCAGTTATTCAAAGGATGGCGCTGTCACCGCTGAACTGGTCGGCATTATCACCGAACCCATGCAGACGGCAGGCAGTGCGCTGACGCTCAGGAGTGGCAGCAATGGCAACAGTTGATTTATCGCAGCTACCACAGCCGCAAATTATCGAAGTGCTGGACTTTGAAGTCATTCTCAGCGAGGTCAAAGCCGTCATGCTGGCGGCATTCCCGCAGGAACAGCAGGCGTCTGTTGCCGCAGCGCTGGCGCTGGAATCCGAACCGCTGAACGTGATCGCCCAGGTAGTTGCCTATCGTGAAATGATGCTCAGGCAGCGGATTAATGACGGTGCGGCGGCGTGTATGTTGAGCCATGCCGTATCGTCCGATCTTGATAATCTCGCGGGCAACCTGAACACCGAACGCCTGATCATCACCCCGGAGACGGCAACTACTGACGCGGTAACGGAAAGTGATACCGCACTGCGTTTGCGGGCGCAGGCTGCGTTTGAAGGGCTAAGCGTGGCGGGGCCAACTGGCGCATATGAATATTTTGCCAAAAGTGCCAGCGGCAAAGTGGCGGATGCCAAAGCGATCAGCCCGTCGCCTGCCGTGGTGGTGGTCTCTGTGTTGTCCACCGAAGGCGACGGCACTGCCAGCGCGGAACTGCTGGCGACAGTGGATAAAGCGCTGTCTGCTGACGATAAGCGCCCCGTTGCCGATCGTCTGACCGTTCAGGCAGCGGAGATAGTGAATTATCAGATCAATGCGCTGCTGTATTTCTACCCCGGCCCGGAGTCTGAACCAATCCATACCGCCGCGCAGGATGCGCTTCAGTCCTGGCTGAATCAGCAGGGCAAGATTGGCCGTGACGTTGCCCGCTCAGCCATTATGGCGGCGCTGCATGTTCAGGGCGTGCAGAGGGTGGAGCTGCTGGAGCCTGCCAGCGATATTGTGATCGCCGATACGCAGGCAGCGCGGTGCGAGTCCTTCACGATTGAGACCGGGGGCACCGATGAATAAGAACATGCTGCCGCCTTCGGCCAGCAGCTTTATGCGCAGTACGGAGAAGGTGACGGAACGGATTACCGATATTCCTGTTGACCTGCGCAAGCTGTGGAACCCGGACGAATGTCCGGCTGAACTTCTGCCTTATCTCGCCTGGGCGCTGTCTGTTGACCGCTGGGATAAGAACTGGTCAGAACAGACTAAACGGCAGGTGATTAAAGCCTCCTGGCTGGTTCACCGTCAGAAGGGCACCATTTCCGCTTTGCGCCGCGTTGTTGAACCGTTCGGCTTTCTGTTGCGCGTGATCGAGTGGTGGCAGAGCGGCGAAGAACCTGGAACATTCAAGCTTGAAATCGGTATTCAGGAACAAGGGATTACGGAGGAAACCTATCTTGAGCTTGAGCGCCTTATTGACGATGCAAAGCCGAGAAGCCGCCACCTTACAGGCCTGTCTCTTTCGCTTCAGTCGCAGGGTTATATCGAGGTCGGGGCGGGATGTTATATCGGCGATACGCTGACCGTTTATCCCTATTTTCCTGAAACCATATCCGTGGGTGGTGGCGACTACACCGGCGCGGCAGTCCATTTAATTGATACCGTGGAGATCGCAAGTGGCGACTAAATATTTTGCCCTGTTAACCAATATCGGGGCGGCAAAACTGGCAAACGCCACGGCATTGGGTGCGCAGGTTGAGATCACCCAGATGGCCGTGGGTGATGGTAATGGTGCTCTGCCGACACCGAACCCGGCACAAACGGCGCTGACGCATGAGCTGCGCCGCGCGCAACTGAACATGCTGACTATTGACCCGGTAAACACCAACCAGATTATTGCTGAACAGGTCATACCGGAAGACGTAGGCGGGTGGTGGATCCGTGAAATCGGCCTGTTTGATAAAGATGGCGATATGATTGCGGTTGCCAACTGTGCAGAGACCTATAAACCGCAGTTACAGGAAGGCAGCGGACGAGTGCAGGTGATTCGCGTGATCCTGATTGTCAGCAGTACCGAAGCGGTAACGTTGAAAATCGATCCGTCCGTGGTGCTGGCGACCCGTAAATATGTTGATGATCAGATAATTCAGGTTAAAGCCTACATTGATGAGCAAATGGCGGCTCATATCGCAGCCAGTGACCCGCATCAGCAATACCTGCTTGAGGCGGATATTGATAAGTATATTCCCGCTGGTTTTCCGCTTCCGTGGCCTAAGGCTACGCCGCCAGAGGGATGGCTTAAGTGCAATGGTTCAGTATTTGATAAAGCAAAATATCCCAAACTCGCGGCGGTTTATCCTTCGGGTGCTTTGCCTGATCTCCGTGGTGAGTTTTTGCGTGGCTGGGATGACGGACGCGGTGTTGATGGTGGAAGAGTAATTTTAAGTTCTCAGGATGCTTTAGTTGCAGGGCATGTTCATACGTTAGCCAGAATGTGGGCCTCATCGGATGAAACGAATAATTCCGTCAAGCATTTAGGTGTGTCTAAAAATATTCACAATACAACGAAAGATAATATGGGTAACGGAGTTCTCGAAGATGTTGATAGCGCATTAGGGATTGTTATTGGTTATGGTCAAGGCGGCAATTTTACGTCTACCACGTCAATAAAAAGCAACTCATCATCAACAGATAACAGGCCTCGTAACTCCGCATTTAACTACATCGTGAGGGCTGCATAATGGCGAAGGCAAAACTTAACAGCGAATTCATCGCCACGGTGGCCGGTGATATTACCGTTTTTAACTACGATGGTGGGACGCGCGAATACCTGTCTTCATCGGTTGAATATCTGCCGGTTGGTGTCGGTATCCCCGCTAACTCCTGCACTGACGCCCCGGGCGAAAGCAAAGAAGATTTCGCCCTCTGCCGGACAGCAGATTTTACTGCCTGGGAATACGTCGTCGATCACCGTGGTGAAACGGTATACAGCACCAAAACAGGCGAAGCGGTGATTATTTCTGCCACCGGTGATTACCCGGAGGGTACTACTAGGCTGGCACCTGCTACGCCATACGATATATGGAACGGTAGCGAATGGGTGACGGATACGGAAGCACAGCACGCGGCGGGCGTGGAAGTAGCAGAACAGCAGAAAGCGGCGCTGCTGGCAGAGGCACAAACGACGATCAGCCTGTGGCAGACGGAATTACAGTTAGGCATTATCAGCGATGAAGACAAAGCCAGTCTGATAGCCTGGATGAAATACATCAAAGCTGTGCAGGCGGTGGATACTTCGAAAGCGCCGGATATCAGTTGGCCGGATAAGCCGGAATAAGTTTTCATTCCGGCAGGCACTGCCGACTCTAACCGTGCTGGCCATGTGTATCGAGTACAGTCATTTTTAACGGTGCTGCAGCACTGTCAGCTATGGCGGTGTGTTCCGGAAGATGAAGCGGGCAAATGCCCGCTTTAGTTTTATGTGGATGCCGTCAGAACAGGCCAGACAGCGTACTACTGGCAGAGTTGTAGGCAGACGTGGCTTTATCCTTCAGCCCTGAAAGCAGATCGCCAACGGACGATGCTTGCAGGCGTTCGCGAAGGTCTTCATCGCAGCGCTGGAAGCTGATTGAAAACTCTATTTTTTTCGCCTTTCCGTAGCGGTCAAATTCCGTATGCGTGGCCTGTAGTCCGGTCAGCACATACATCCCGTAAATCTGCCCCGCGCCGCTGATTAAAGGCCACGGACGCCCGGTGTATGCCTGCGTTGCCAGCACGGTAAGAGATACGTCTCCGCCCGTAATTTCCGGGTAAAGCACCCCGTCAAGGTTGATCTGCGTCTCACCCGCGCCGATGTACTGCCATTTTGCTGATCGGTTGATGCGATCATTCTTCACATGACGCCAGTTCAGTGAGTGCCGCAGTTGCTGGTAAGGCAGTGTCTTCAGTTCAAAAACGAACATTCCGTATATCATCATCATAATGTTGCCTCCCCTTAATCTCTGTCTTTGAAGCTGCCGCGATTGAGCCGCGCAAGGCGGGCCATTTCGGCATTCACTGCGTCGGCGGCAATCCTGCCAATTTCGCGCGCGTCCTGCCGGTCAACGCCGTGAAGATGTACGTGGATTTCCCCCGTAAAGCCGCCAGCGGCAACCGGTATATTGCTGGCGCTGCGGCTGACTGGCGGAAGTTCCGCCTGTTTAACGGCAAGCGATGCCGCTACCACTGCGGGACGTGCGCTTAACCCGTTGTTCCTGACCGTGCTGGCCAGCTGCGATTCTTTCCATTCCCCACGAACGGCCAGAGCACGCGGCAGGTTTTTAAACACGATATCGCCGGGGCCGATCTTCTTCGTGTTATCGGCAGTCGCTTTGGTGTTGCTGTCGATATTCTGCAACCGGCGCATAGTGCCGTTATCGCCGGTCAGCGGTGAAGTGGGTTGCGGTGCTCCGGGCGGGGGTGTATTCCCGTTATTGTTTTTACCTGATGAGACTGGCGACCAGTTCCATCCCTTTTGCACCATTTTTTTCTGCTGCGGATCCCACTCCCACATAACAGGGTCTTTTTTAAGGCTTTCAGCTTTCAGGCGTGCAGCTTCCAGACCAGAAGGGATAAGGTCGAGTTTTTCCAGTACCCAGCCAATGCCTTCCATGAGGGTTGTCAGAGGTAATAGCAGCAACTGAAGGGCACTACCCAGGACTTTACCGAATGTTTCCCCCGCTGATGCGCATTTATCAAGGGATTCACGGCTACTTTCCACAGGTGATAAGAGTTTTACAAACCAGTCCCAGACTTCACCAACGACTTTGGCTATTGCTGAGAAGGCCAGCGACAAAGGGAAAAAGGCATCACGGAAAGGAGCTAGTTGCTGCATAACTCCGCTGAAAAAACCGGTGAAAAATGCTCTTATCGGCTCCCAGAATCTCCAGATTAGCAATCCGGCAGCGATAAAAGCCGCCGCTATCAGACCAATCGGACTAAGTAGAAGTGAGAGCGCTGCACCCAGTACAGATACTGAGGTCGTGATAATACTCCATATGGTCGTAAAGCCCGTCAGGCGAAGAGCGAGCATTCCGATGTTTTTGAACAGAGATCCTAATGCTGCTCCTGGGGAAAGAAACGCACCCATAAGACCGGCACGAATGCCGGGCGTGATGATCGATATGCCTCGCAGCTTACTGAGCATTGATGTGAGAACAGGCCCCCAACCGCGCACACTTGCCATTGCAGGGCCGGAAGCTGTTCCGAGCGTTCGTAGGGCGGATATTGTTCCGGTTACGCCCCCTGTCAATAGGGTAAAACCTAACTGGAGTTTAGCCAGTGGCCCCATCAGCAGGCCGATCGCCAGCGATGTGCCGCCAATGGCGGCGGTCAGTGCCAGAACGCTGCCACCGACAACCAGCAGGGATTGGGCGAGCTTCGGATTTTCCTTCGCCCACTGCGTCATATTCCCCACAATGTCACTCAGTCCCTGAGTCAGGGCGCGAAGCTGATTATCGACGAGATCGTTAATCTGGATACGGAAGCCTTCCCAGGCGCTGTCCAGATTTTTGAGATCCCCATCAAGGTTATCCGCCATTATTTTGGCGGCTTTCTGTGCCTCACCTTTTGCGTTTTTAAGTTCACCCAGCAGCTTCTGAAGTTCGCCGCTCCCGGCCGACATAACCAGAGCCTGGAATGACTTTGACGCCTCTTCACCGGCAATATCTTTGAAGAATGAGAGCTTATCGGTATCCCCGTACTTGCTGATCTTTTTATAGAGATCGGTTAGAACAACTTCAGCAGGGCGCATTTTCCCTGCTGCGTCAGCGACTTCTACGCCTAATTCTTTAAGCGCGGTTTTTGCCCTGCCGGTTGGTGCGGCAAGGCGTGAAAATGTGGCCTGCAAACCTGTACCGGCGATACTCCCGCGCAGGCCTACGTTTGCCATCACGCCGATCATGGCTGTTGTCTGTTCAACACTGACGCCAAGATTGGAAAGACCTGTCCCGGCGTACTTCATTGCTTCACCGATATTTTGCAGGTCGGTGTTGGTACGGGTGAACGCGCCGGTTAAGACGTCACTGACGCGATCCATTTCTTTGGGATCGAGACGGAACTGAGACAGAATATTTGAGCTGATATCGGCGCTTTCGCCTAAATCCATACCACCGGCCAGCGCCATATTGAGCACACCGGGCAGTGCGGCCTGAATGGCCTGTGGAGTAAAACCGGCCATAGCGAGAAACGCCTGCCCGCTGGCGGCGTCAGTCGTGGTGAACTGCGTTTCAGCGCCCAGCTTTTTGGCCTGTTCACGAAGTGCTGAAAAGTCTGTTGAGCTTTTATCTATACGGGTCAGCGCCTGCACGCGGGACATTTCCCGGTCAAACCCAACTGCGGGGGATAAGAAGCGTCCCGCTGCGTAACCGGCAGCAGTGGCCCCGGCAACGGCCATCGTGCCACCGCCGCGAAGTTTACCCGCTGTTTGCTGCATCTGGTCATAGCGCGCCCGTGCCTGTGTGACAGCGGCAAGCTGTCGCCGTTCCCGCTCCAGCGTCTGGTTGTACTGTTCGGTTCGACGTATCGCGCTCTGAATGGTGCGATCACTGCCGCCCAGCGAAACGCCGTGGCTGCGCAGCGCCTGTGAGGCAGCACGCAGCTTAACCATTTCCTGCGTGCGTGCAGAGTTAAGGCGCTCCAGCTTTGCGGCCAGTGCTGCCATATGTGCTTTTTGCTTGTCTGTAAGCTGTGTACCTTCCCGCTGCGCCTGATTCAGCCCTTCAAGCGTCCGGCTGGCTTCGTCAATTTTGCGGGAGGTCTTTTGCACGCTGTCGCGCAGACGGTTGAACGTGCGGGACTGGCTGTCCAGATCTTTAATGCTGGATTGCGTTTTTTTGAGGGATTCTGACAAACCGCCCGCGCTCTGGCGGGCGGCATTGACCGGGCGGGTAAGTTTATCTATCGCGCTGAACGCGACGCGGATATTAAGGCTTTTCACTGTCACTGGCTCCACTTCGGACAGCCGCCCGCTCACGCCAGGCTATGACTTCGCCCAGTTCCATCGTGAAGACTTCAGAGGGCGGCCAGTTGAAAACAACCGCGATATCAGCGACCAGATCGTCGATCAGGTCGAACCGCAGGAGTGTTACTGATTCTCCGTCTCCGCCTCGCTCGATGCTCCAGACCCCGCAGGCGTCAAAAAAGGGACGAGCGCTTCTGACAGGCTGACAAAATCGCGGGTATCCATTTCGTTGATTTCGGTCTGCTTGAGGCGTGGTGACGTGACGCGGGTCAGCAGTACCGCCACCGAATCCACATCCATATTCATCACGTTAACCAGCTTCAGCCCGCGCAGGGAGCCAGCCTGTTTGATCTCATCCGTGATCGTTACCTGAGTAATTTTCTCATCGCCGCGAACAACGGGTTTTGCCAGCGTAATGGCGTTATCGTTTTTTTTGCTCATTGTTGAATACTCCGGGCGGCACGGCTGTGCCGCCACTTATCAGGTTAATCAGTTACCCATTCCCAGCGCAGACGTAATGCGGTCAGGGTAGATATTCTTGCCGTCTTTCTTGTAGATGAAGTTCAGCAGATCAAACTCAAACAGCGGCTTATCGTCGATGGTGAGTTTGTAATAAGTGTTCTTCATCGTGTAGCTGACGGAGGTATCTTCTCCCTGCTTGCTTTCGCCGCCGTCCATTTCGGTGATGCGGCCGCGCAGTTCGACCTCAACCAGCAGGCTTTCACCATCGGTGTAATACTCACCGGCGAAGCGGAAGCGGGTCTCGTCGATATCGCCGCAGTAGTTCAGCAAAAGCGACTGAACCAGACCGCCAACCACCATCGTTGTATCGAGTGCGCCACTGTCCAGACCGAGATCCACCGCAGCGGAGCCAATCATCCCGCCGCCCTGAAAGTCTTCTGTCTTGCGTGTCAGCTTTGGCAGCGTCACGGAAGAGACTTTGCCGATGCAATTGCTGCCGTTCACAAAGCAGGTGAACAGGCGCAGTTTGTGAGGAACCGCCATTTATGCACCTCCCAGCGAAGAGAACGCAGATTCAAAGTATTCATCGGTGAAGGTCTGATACATCGTCAGATCCTCCATCGGCGGAACCGGCGTATATTTATAGCGAATGCGCACCTGACCCTGACGGAGACCGGTTGCCGGGTTATCCAGGATATCAAACCAGCATTCAGCGCCGATTAGCCGCCCCTGCGTCACCAGTGAGCTGAGTTTCCCGCTGATACCGCTGACCACGTCCTTGACGTTGGCCGGGGTAAGCGGCTCGTCAATGGCCTCAAACTGAGCCTCCGCAATGCTGTCAGCCAGAATCTGGGCGGTACGGGTATAAACCTCAAAGATGTAATCTTTGGTATCCGTGACGCGGTTTCCCCAGAACCGGAAACCGTTACGCTTGATAAGCGTCGTGATCTCCTTGTTGTTCAGTTCGTTCGCGTCGCTGTCTTCAGCCTGAAGCGACCAGAAAACATCCTGAGAAATACCCAGCACGTTGTTGACTGACACGTTGGAAAGCGATTTGTGCCAGCCCTGATTGTTGTCAATCAGCGCACGCAGGCCGCAGGCATACGCCGGGGCAGGGAAGGTTTCGTTCTCTCCGGTCAGCGGGTTATAAGCGATGAAATCAGGCCAGATAAGCATAAGTTCGCGGTAGGCGAAGGTTGCGCGGTAGGCAGTAGCTTCCGCCATCGTCTTGCAGCCGTAGCAACTGGCATAAACAAACGCGCGCAGGTTTTGCGCAATGACGCACAACGCGGAGGTCACTTCTTCCGTGTCGTATCCCGGCACAGCCAGAATGCGCGGACGATAGCCGACCTTCTGTTCTGCCGTCAGGAATGCGTACATGCCGGTATAGCTGCCGTCTTCTGCCGTGCCCCCCATGATAAGCTGTGCCTGCGTTTTACCGCCTTGCTCTTCCGTAGCTGCTGCCACGCGCACAACGATCACCTTCGGGCTGGTCTGGTCAGCGATGGCTTTAAGCGTTTTGTACAGGGAGCCGGTTTTACCCGCCTTACCCAGCACGTTGTTAACCCGCGTTACTAACACGGGGGTATTCAGGGGAAAGGCTTCCGCATCGGCATCATCCGCCACGGCGACGACCCCAATGACATTCGATTCAATGTCATTGATAGCCGCCACAAGGTCGGTATTCTCCCGGATGCGGGCACCATGAAAGCGATCTTCCGCCATAGTTTCCACCATTACGTTATTGAGTTCGCAGTGATAATCCCCCATGTTTGAGCGCCACTCACGCTATTGCGGGTCTGGCCGGACGGCGACAACAAAAACCGATTTGGTCTCTCCCGCGCGCGTGGGATCCTTCGCCGGAAGAAGGGGGAAAGCATGGCACTTACAGACCTGACCAAATCACTTAACGACGCCGTCAGCAGTTATAACGATTCACTTACCGAGGCGGTAAAAAGTCCAGGATTCAGCATTACGATGGGCGGCAAGGTACTGACGCAGCTTGATGATCGGATCATGTCGTTGTCACTGACGGACAACAGGGGCTTTGATGCCGATCAGCTATCTATTTCCATTGATGACAGTGACGGTATGGTTGCACTGCCGCCGCGCGGGGCTGAGCTTGCCGTATCATTTGGCTGGCTGGGTGAACCACTGATTTACAAGGGGCTGTACACGGTTGACGAGGTTTCCCATGAAGGCCCAGCAGATACCATTGGCGTTACTGCCCGCAGCGCTGATTTTCGTGAAGAATTCAACGTAAAGCGCGAAGTTTCATGGCATGAAGTGAGCGTTGAGCGCGTTGTGTCGGCAATAGCGCACCGATACGGACTGAAGGCGCAGATCAGTGAAATGCTCATAGATATTGAGATTGATCACGCCGACCAGACGCAGGAAAGCGATATGTCATTCCTTACCCGCATGGCGGACATGCTGGGCGCAATTGCCACCGTTAAGAACGGCAGTCTGCTGTTTATCCTGCCGGGTGGTGATGTGACCGCTGACGGGAAGGCGCTCCCCTCTGCCAGTATTGACCGCACAAGTGGCGACCGGCATCGCTTTCGTATTGCCGATCGGGATGCCTATACCGGTGTTCGGGCTTACTGGCTGGATCTGAATTTTGGCAAAAAGAAAAAGGTCAGCGTTAAGCGCCGCAAACCTGCAAAGCCCAAAAAAGAGAAGAGCAGCAGCCGTGAGGGCGATTACATGGAGGGAGCAGACGGTAACGTTTATGTGCTGCGCAAAACCTACCAGAATGAAGAGGCGGCGAAACGTGCGGCGGCGGCAAAGTGGCAACAGCTTCAGCGTGGCGCAGCAGAGTTTTCGATCACCCTGGCGCGTGGCCGCGCTGAGCTTTACCCTGAAATGCACGTCATGGTTAGCGGTTTTAAGGATGAAATAGATAATCAGGACTGGATTATTGCACGTGCTGAGCACGTCATAGACGACAACGGCTTTACCACCCGGCTGGAGCTGGAAGCGAAAATACCTGACTGGATAGCGGAAACTGAATAAAATGAAATGGAGTTCAACTCCCACAGGGGAGCCATCATTATGTTCAGATGTCCATTTTGCGGCGCTATGGCCCGCACCCGTACCAGCCGTAAAATAACCGATATGACAATCCGGCAATATCACCAGTGTCAGAATCTGGAATGTAGCCGATCATTCACCACGCTTAACAGCGTGGAAAGGGAGGTAACAAAGCGTGCAGGCGTTGCACCGTTACCGCCTGATTTCATCCCCCGCGATGCCTTCCCGGCGTCTCACTATGGAAGGGATCAGTTAAATCTAGCGCTTTAA